CATCTGGGACACTCACACTCCCTCCAGCTCCAAATGGTTGGATGTGTATAGCTAATGATGTTACCAATGGTTCAGGTATATTTTTGCAACAAACAGCTAGTAGCACCACATCAGTCACAATGACTGGTTATGGAATTACCACTGGACTTGCAACAAATATGTCTGCTGGTGATGTAATTGTTATGACTTGCACTGCATATTGATTATGAGTGCTCCTGCCCTAACATCTGACCAAAATATCCTGCCAGTTCAGGCATATTTTAATTTAGATGGTAGTTTTAATACTTTTATAGGGCAAGGACAGCCTTTTTATGCCACTTTGAACCCAGTTCAGAGTGGTCTGACAATTACAAATAGCACAATAAATAGCTCCTCCATTGGACTAGTTACACCATCTTCAGGTGCTTTTACCAATATTAGCACCACAACAGGATCAATTAGCACAACTCCAAGCAACCCCACAGATTTAGTAAATAAAAACTATGTGGATATGTATGTGCAAGGCTATGCAATCAAGGCTGAGTGCCAAGTTGCAACTACAGGCAACATCACATTATCTGGCTTGCAAACCATAGATGGCTATACAACTTTGGCAAATGATAGGGTTTTGGTCAAAAACCAGAACACATCATCACAAAATGGAATTTATGTAGCATCTTCAGGAGCATGGTCTAGATCAAGTGATGCAAATACTTGGAATAGCTTAATTTCAGCCTTTACATTCATAATGAATGGTACAACTCAGCAAAATTCTGGCTGGGTTTGTACTATCTCTAGTGGTGGAACATTGGGGGTGACACCAGTTACTTGGAGTCAGTTAGCTAATGCGGCCTCTTACTTTGCAGGCACAGGCTTAACTCTAAGTGCATACACTTTTAGCATTACTCCAGTAGGCACAGCAGGCACTTATGGCTCTGCCTCTAGTGTTCCAGTATTTGTTACAAATGCATCTGGTCAGGTTTCATCTGTAACTAATACATCTATAAGTATTGCTCCAAGCCAAATTAATGCAACCATCCCTAATTCTGGATTAACCAATAGTTCAATTACAATAAACGGAACTAATATTGCACTTGGCGGATCAGGTACTATTACTGCTACTGCTTCCAATGCTTTAACAATAGGTACGGGTTTATCAGGAACATCTTATAACGGAAGTACCCCTGTAACAATTGCAATTGATAGCACAGTAGTTACTTTAACTGGCTCACAAACATTAACAAATAAAACTTTAACTGCTCCTGTAATTAGTACAATTACTAATGTAGGGACATTAACCTTACCCACATCAACAGATACATTGGTTGGTAGAGCAACCACAGATACATTAACAAATAAATCAATTGCTGCAAGTACAAATACTATTACAGGATTAACAAATAGTAATTTAAGTGGTACTGCTGGAATAACTAATGGTAATCTTGCAAATTCAAGCGTTACTGTAAACGGAACTGCTATTTCTTTAGGAGGAAGTGGAACTGTTACAGCCAATACGCCCAATTCTGTTACTTTTAACAGTAGTGGGACAGGAGGCACATCTCCTACATCTTTTAATGGTGGGTCTGCTGTAACTGTAAGCTACAACACTTTGGGGGCATCTCCTTTAGCGGGTTCTTCAAGTTTAACAACAGTAGGCACAATTGCATCAGGCACTTGGAATGGATCGGTTATTGGGTTGAGTTATGGTGGCACAAATGCCAATTTAACGGCAAATGCTGGTGGAATTGTTTATTCAGGAGCATCTGCATTAGCAATAAGCGCAGCTGGATCAACTGGACAATATTTACAAAGTAACGGAACTGGAGCGCCTACTTGGGCAACTCCTAGTGCATCTGTAACTATTTCAGATCAAACATTATCATCAAGCACTTTTTACCCTACATTTGTAAATGCGACAAGTGGTACAACTTCTACAATAGATACTAGTTCTACTAAATTGCAATATGTCCCAAGCACAGGAACTTTAACATCTACTGCTTTTAGTGGTTCTGGTGCAAGTTTAACTAGTTTAACTGCTGGTAATTTGTCTGGGACTATACCTAGTGCTGTACTTGGTAATTCTACTGTTTACATTGGAACTACTGCAATTTTATTAAATAGGGCTAGTGGTTCTATTAACTTAACTGGTACAAATATAGATGGAAGTGCTGGGTCTGCAACTACTGCAACAACAGCTACTAATGCACTAAATGTGCAAGTAACAGACAATACATCTAGTTCAAGCACTTTTTATCCAACTTTGTCGCCTGGAACAACTGGATCAACAAACTATGCTTTAGGCACAAGTTCTACAAAATTGAGTTTTGCGCCAAACACAGGAACTTTAACCACAACTGCTTTGGTTTCTACTGGTGGAAGTATAGACAACACTCCGATAGGTGCTACAACTGCTAACACAGGTAAATTCACAACCCTAGAAGTCACAGGAACATCAACTTTGGGAGATGCTTCTACTACTTATATTCAGGTGGTAGGGGATGCTTTTTACCCTGCAATTAAAGCGGCAGGAGGAACAAATACACCTCTTGTACTACAACCTTTAGGAACAGGAGCATTACAAGCACAACAGACTACATCTAGTGCTACAGGTGGTAATGCTAGGGGTGCTAATGCGGTTGATTGGCAAACAAGTAGAACTACTGCGGCACAAGTGGCATCTGGAGCACAATCTGTAATTTCTGGAGGACAAAATAATACTACCGCAGGAACTCAAGCTGTAGTTGTTGGGGGATCTACTAATACTACCAATTATTCTTATCAATTTATTGGCGCAGGAATTAATAATATATTAAACGGAAGTCCTGCGACAGCATCTGCAATAGTTGCAGGGCAATCCAATACTATTTCTGGGGGCTATTCTGGTATTTTAAATGGACACTTAAATACTGCGTCTGGTTATTTTAACTTAGTGGTTGGTGGCGAATCTAATTCTGCTACTTCTAGCTCAACTGTAACTACACAGACAACAACCATAGCGGTAACTGCAAGTACAACTCTTTATTTATCTAGCACCAATGCGTCAATTAAAGTTGGGCAATTAATATTGGGTACTGGAATTACAAGCATATCAAATAGTAATTCAGCAACCTACGCAACATCATCTGTAACAACAGGAACTCCTGCGGTAATGGCAACGTCCACTATCTCAGGTACAACTCTTACAGTAGGTTCTTTAACCTCTGGAACAATAATAGCAGGACAAGTATTAACAGGAACAGGGGTTACTGTGGGAACATACATTGTTTCAGGCTCTGGTTCTACTTGGACAGTTTCAGCATCTCAATCAGTATCCTCTACAACAATAACAGGAACTGCTTATACATTCACAATATCTCAAAACGCAACGACTGCTGCAAATATAACCCTATCTTTCTACACACCTCATGGAGTAGTAGTAGGTGGTGGTAACAATCAAGCTACTGGGTCTTATTCGTTTATAGGTGGAGGAGGCGATGCGGGTACTGCGGCAAATAGGAACGTAGCTAGTGGTGATTGGAGTTTTGTTGGTGGTGGACAAGTTAATCAAGCAACAGGAAATAAAGCATCTATAGTAGGAGGTGCTACAAATATTGCTTCAGCACTTCAAAGTTTTGTTGGTGGTGGTGTTGCAAATAATAATTCTGGAATTAATGCCTACATTATTGCAGGAACTAATAATCAGGCAACTGGTAATAATTCTGGAATTTTTGGCGGTACTTATGCAACAACAAGAGGCATTACTGCTTATGCATCAATAGGTTCAAGTTCGCCTTTGGGAACTACAGTAGGTGCAACTCAAGCTGGATTTTTAGTTATTGCGGGTACAACAACAACGACAGGTTCAATAGCATTGTTGTCAGATGGATCAAGCTCTGCGGGGTCAGGAAATCAATTAGTATTACCAAACGGACAAACTGGCACAGTTACTGTATATACATTTAGAGTATTAATATCAGCCCACAACTCAGCAAACACAACTGATATTGCGGGATGGCAAATACTTGGTGTTATATCTAGGGGTAACGGAGTTGGAACAACTGCTTTAGTTGGAACACCATCTGTAACATTACTGGGAGCTACAACAGGTGCTATATTAGCAGGATGGGGAACAGTATCAAACGTAGCGGCAGTAGCAGATACGACTTACGGAGCATTGCAGATACAAGTTACAGGGGTTGCCTCTACTACAATTAGATGGTCAGCTAGGGTAGAAACTAACGAATTGGCATATTAAGGAACTAACATGGCACTTAAACTAAACTTAGGCACAACTCAATTTGGCGCACCAGCACCAGAGGCTTACGCTAGAGTTACAAACTTCTTTGGAAACAAAGACAATATCCAAGTACAGGTATCTGTGCATTTCTCAAAGGATGCTAGAGATTCAAATCTTAGTCCTGTAAGAGAAGATGCACACTACATTGGACTAGCAGACTTAGCGGGTAAGGGTGAGCTGATGACTGCAATCTACACAGTTCTTAAAACAATGTCTCAATATCAAGGCGCAACGGACGTATGAATTACATTTGGAAAATATTAGAAATAAGTGCTGAAAATGAGTTAATTACTCATGCCAAATATCATTGCACATTATCTGATGACACAAATACAGTAGAAACCGAAGGAAATTGGTTTTTTATAGACCCTGTGATGAATGTGCCATTTGCTCAAGTTACAGAAGAAATGGTAGCAAATTGGATAGAAAATGCTTCTATGAAAGATGGGATAAATGTAATAAAATCAAGACTAGAAGAACAATTGAAATCTTTAGAATTAAAAACTGTTGTACCTCCTTGGAAGCCACAAGTATTTACATTTAATATTTAAACATGGCGCAAACCAATTTCACTTCAATCTATTTATATAACAGCGGAATGGCCAATAATACGCCTCTCGCTGCTAATTTGGGTGCGGGTGAATTAGCTATTAATTACACAGATGGAAAGCTATTTTATAAAGATAATAGTTCTGCAATTCAAGTAATTGGTTGGAAGACAACTCCTACAACTGCTGGTGGTACTGGATTAACTAGCTATACAACAGGGGATTTGCCTTATTATTCATCTGGTTCTGCTTTATCTAAATTAGGTATTGGAACAAGTGGATATGTATTAGAGTCAAATGGTTCTGCTCCTACTTGGGTTGCTCAATCTACTTTGTCTGTTGGAAATGCAACCAATGCAACTAATGTGGGCACAACTGACAATACAAGTAGTTCATCAACTTATTACCCAACTTTGGTTAGTGCTACAAGTGGTAATAATCCAATCACAACTTCAAGCACTAAATTAAGTTTTGTTCCTTCTACTGGTACTTTAATAACTTCTTATTTAACACCAACTAACCCTGTTGGTATAGCTTATGGTGGTTCAGGTTTAACATCTACACCTTCAAATGGACAAGTTGATATTGGAAATGGCACAGGATTTACTAGAGCAACTTTAACTGCTGGTAGTGGAATTTCTATTACAAATAGTTCTGGAAGTATTACTATAACTAATAGTCAAAATACAGGGCCTGCTTTTTTTGCTTATTTAACTACAAATCAATCTATTACAAGTGGTTCTTTTACTCTTGTAGCTTTAAATTCTGTTTCCAGTCCAGGATTTGACACTAATAGCAATTTTAATACTTCAACTTATTTATTTAAACCTACTGTTGCAGGATATTACCAAATAAATGGATCTGTAAATTCAGCCGCATCAAGTGGTGTAAGTAGATTAATTCCATTCATTTATAAAAATGGTAGTGTTTATGCTCAAGGAAATGATTTTAGTTCAGTTCCTGCGTCGGGAGGGCAATCAACAATTTCTACTATTGTTTATCTTAATGGGTCTACCGATTATATTCAACTTTATACATATATTAATGCTGTATCAGCCGCAATACAATCAGGAAGTGCTTATACATTTATGTCTGGCTCAATGATAAGGACATCATAATGAATTTAATTGAAAAAATAATAAAAATTTATCCCTCATTATCCATAAATGATTTTTTTCCTTTTTCTGGAACAATAATTATTCAAAATGATGGAAATGGAGATTATATTAAAAGTTGGTCTAATTCAAATGCAGAACCAACTTTACAACAACTAAATGAAATAACATAATTGAGGTAAAAAATGACAACAGTTGCTCTTTCTCCTTTAGCTGGTGTTGGATGGCAATTTTTTGATAATAATGGAGTTCCTCTTGCTGGAGGATTACTTTATACATATTTAGCTGGGACTACAACCCAAGTTGCAACTTATACATCATCCAATGGTTCTGTAGCTAATTCAAATCCTATTGTTTTAGATGCAAGTGGAAGAACAACTAATGAAGTTTGGTTAACACAAGGAACAACATATAAATTTGTTTTGCAAACATCTTCTGCTGTACAAATTTGGTCTAATGATAATATTAGTGGAATAAATGATTTTAGTTCTTTAAATGCTGTAAGTGGTGCATCTTTAATTGGTTTTAAACAAGGCAATAGTTCATCTTATTACACAGGTGCTAGTAACAGAACAGTAGCATCTAAATTACAAGAATCTGTATCTGTTTTAGATTTTGGTGCTGATCCAACAGGGACAAATGACTGTACAACAGCAATTCAAAATGCTACTAATACTGGTCAACCTGTATTTTTTCCAGCAGGCACTTATAAAATGCTTTCTTCAGTTACTTACACAGGAACTGTTGTTTGGTATGGTGTAGGTGCTGAATCTATCATCAAAAATGATTCAACTGTTATTAATGTTACTTCAGGTAGTAACTCAAGTATTGATAACTTGTATTTGCAAAGCAT